GTAGCACAAATCTATTCAAGGTCAGGTGTATTTGACAGTGATGTTTTACAAATCTATTCTGACCGAACTTCAAGTTCTGCATTCAATTTCCTAAAGGTTAAAGGTGATGTAGATGGAACAGAATTTACTCCATTCATTATTAGAGGTGATGGCAACGTGGGTATTGGTACTTCGAGTCCAAATTCAAAAGTTTCTATTGTTGGAGCAGGAGATAATCTTTCTGCTATTTCTAATAATAGAGATAATTATGCTCTTGGTTTTACTACTGCATCCACAACAAATTATTTTGCTAGCTCAATTGGTTGGTCTGAGTCAGAAGGAGATAATATTACAGCCGCTATAGGAAACTATGATGCTGGTACAACTGGTGGGCCAACTGGTTTATGGTTTGCAACAGGCAACACTACCACTTTATCAGAAGCTATGAGAATAAACCATAGTGGCAACGTGGGGATTAGGACTACAAATATAGGTACAAGTAGTCATAATTTTGGTGGTCAACATAATCTTACTTTAGGTGGTGCAACTGCAAATAGTTTTTCTGTTCTTGAAATAGCAGGAAATGATGCAGATGATGGTGCTTATATAGGTGCTATTGAGTTTGTTAATAAAAATAATTCTGATGCTGGTTCTGGAACAGCAGAAGGAATTGCAGCTATTACTACAATTGTTGAAACTGGAGATTCAAACGCACAAGATGATAGTGGTGGACACTTGCAATTTTGGACTAAAGCAGCAGAGGGTAATTTATCAGAGAAGATGCGTCTAGACTCCTCAGGAAACGTGGGTATTGGAGTAACTCCAGAGAGTTGGCATAGTAGTTATACAGCATTAGAGCTTAAAGGCGGTGCTGCATTGTGGTCGTACAATACATCTACAGAAGCTAATACCTTTTTATCAAGTAACGCATTTTATGATGGTTCACACAAATATATAGCAGATGGCGAAGCTATTAGTTATTTTCAAACAAGTTCAGGTAAACACGAATTTAATGTAGCAACATCAGGTTCAGCAGACGGAACGATTACTTGGACTACTGCTATGACTATTAATAATGATGAAGACATTGTGATTGGAGATTTTAGCACCAGTGGAGCAACAGGTGGAATAAGACTGCGTTATGATGACTATGGTGATGGTTCAGCCAGTATATACACTTCAGCAGTCAACACCGCTACTAGAGCTCAGTTTTATTTCTACAATCCTAATGGACAAGTAGGTACTATTACTACAAACGGTTCAGCAACAGCCTACAATACCTCATCAGACTACCGCCTCAAAGAAAACGTAGTACCAATGACAGGTTCTATTGATAGACTGAAAGAACTCAAACCAAGTCAGTTTAACTTCATCGCTGATGCTACTACAACAGTAGATGGCTTCCTAGCACACGAAGCTCAAGAGGTAGTTCCAGAAGCAATTACTGGCACTAAAGATGCTATGCAAACTGAGGAATACACAGTATCAGAAGCACTTGGTGAAGTCTTTACTCCAGCAGTTGAAGAAGTTACTGAATCAAACATAGTAACCCCAGCAGTTGAAGCACAAGACGCTGTGATGGGTGAACGCCAAGTAACTGAAACTGTTGAAACTGGCTCTTATGTAAACCTTGCTGGTGAAACTATTATTGAAACGTCTGAGGTTGGAGTAACTGAAGAAGCCACTGAAACTGTAGTTGAACGTCAGACAGGTGAGGATGGTATTACTAGAGAGGTTGAAGTTGAGCGTACAGTTAATGTACCAGTAATGGAAACTTACGAGAAATCCCCAGCAATAGAAGCGGTAGCCGAAGTAACAGAAACTGTGGTAACAACCGAAGCTGTAGCAGAAGTTATCCTTGAAACAGACGTAGAGAAACCAGAAGAACCAACCGAGGGTCAATGGAGAGAAACTACTGCTAAGGTTACGGCTGAACGTGAAGTGCCTGATATGCAAGGTATTGACCAAGGCAAACTTGTTCCTTTATTAGTAGGAGCATTACAAGAGGCAATCGCAAGGATTGAAACATTAGAAAACACATAATATAGGAGTACGTAATGGCTAAAAAACAAAAAGAACAGCCTGAACAAGCAAAAGTAACAATTAATGATGAGGAATACATCTTTGATGACCTTAGTGATGAACAGAAAGCAATGGTAAATCATATATCTGACTTAGACAGAAAGATTAATTCGTCAAGGTTTAACCTAGACCAATTAATATTTGGCAAGGACGCTTTCTTTAATGCACTTAATACCTCTTTAGAGGCTGAAGTACAAACATAAGTAGATGAAGATAATTGCAATATGACCGATATAGAATTTAAGCAACGATTTCGTTTTTCCGCTTTAGGGTGCTATCTATTTCTATGCCTATTTGATTTTTTTTTATTCCCACCTGGATCGGCCTCCACCGCCCCGATTTAGAACAACTAATGGTACTAGTAGGAAATGAAGATGATGTGATGGTGAAACTTGAGATTTTAAAATTGATAAATTTTCAACACTCGCCATTCACTCTCCAATTTGGTGGACTGTTGCATTTGGCATTTGGTGCGATACTCACAGGATCAGTATTAAATAAATAAGGAGCAATATGAGCGAGAGATGGCATTTAAGCAAAGCAATTAGCCTAAGTCACTTGGCTACTACAGCAGCATTGGTACTAGGAGCAATTATATATGTTACAGGGATTGAGAAAGATGTAGCTGTATTACAGGCTAACCAAGCCAATATGCAACAACAGATTATGACGATACAGCAAGACAATAAAGAGATGTTCGCCAAGATAGATGCCAAGTTAGACCAGATGATAAACATAATCCATAAATACCAGATTAATACAAACTAATGTTAACTTTATTTACAAATGTTGCACCAATAATCTTAGGCTTTGTAGCCAAGTTATTTGCTCTAAAGAGCCAAGCAGCATCAGAGAATCAGAAGTTGATGATACAGTCACTCCAAGTAAGGAATGATTCCATCAATATGGCAAGAGATAGAGCAGACAAAGAGAGTCCAATGGCTGCTTGGAATAGACGAATTATAATTTTAGTCATATTGGGCTTGGTTATATTCACGCAGGTAGCACCTGTTTGGTTTGATGTACCTACAGTAATACCAACAATAGTAGAGGGTGCTAGTTTCTTAGGGATTCAGCTTACACCAGATGTAGTTGAATATAGAACAGTAGAAGGTATGCTCAAGTTTGATGAGATATTCAAATGGGCAACTATGATAATCGAGTTCTATTTTGGAGCACAATTAGCTAAAGGAAAATAATATGGCAATAGATAGAGGACAAGGACAAACCGCAACCCAGCTCACTGGTTCTATATTTCCTGTGCCAGTTGCTCTCACAACTGTTCAAACTGCTGCCAATCAAGTAGCCCATTTAGCATTAACTGCACAAGAGGGGGATGTTGTAGTTCGTTCTGATGAGAATAATGCTTATATGCACAATGGCGGTTCTGCTGGAACTATGGGGGATTATACTTTAATTTCTACTACCACTACAGATATTGCTACTATTATTGAAGCTGCTAGTGATTCAAACACATTCACAGATGCAGACCATTCTAAACTTAATGCTATAGAGGAGAGTGCTACTGCCGACCAAACCGCAGCAGAAATTAAAACTTTATTAGAAGATGGAATTAATACAGTACATATAGGTGATGACCAAGTAACAACAGATAAACTGGCTGACTCAATTAATACTGCTATTACTGCTAACACAGCCAAGGTAACAAATGCTACACATACTGGTGAAGTAACAGGTGCAACAACACTTACTATTGCAAATAATATAGTTGATGAAGCTAATTTAAAAGTATCAAACTCCCCTACTAATGGTTACTCTTTAACTGCTCAATCTGGAAATACTGGTGGATTAACTTGGGCTGATATATCTAGTGGTGGTGGCAGCACTGCTGGAGATGGTGCTGACTCTATAGCGATAGGAACTTCTGCTGATTCGGATGGTGCTAACTCTATAGCGATAGGTAATGGTGCTATGGCTGACTCTAATTACACTATAGCAATAGGAAAAGGTGTTGGAAATACAAGTAGTGATGTTACCTACAATACTCATAATGTGCTTATTGGGGTTGCGTGTGGAGAATCTTTAAATGGAGCTTCTAGTATTGAGGGATTCAATAATGTCTGTCTAGGATATTATGCTGGAAAAAGTATTACAACAGGTTCTAACAATGTCTGTATTGGATGGCAGTCTGGAGAATATGCTAATGCTATTACAACTGGTGATAGAAATACTTGTATCGGTTATGGTTCTGGTATTGCTGAACAATTTGGAAGCCCTACTGATGGCACTATTGATAAGAATACAAGTATTGGTTCTGATACTTATGGCGGTACTAAGGGTACTCAAGTCGGATTTTACTCTTATGCAGCAGAAGAGAGTGTGGCTGTAGGTAATGAGGCTTGGGCAAAAGGAGATAACTGTATAGCTATAGGAAATTTGGCAGGAACTTCATCATCACCACACGAAATTCTTGAAGCAGAGTCAAACAGGGTTGTTATAGGTGATGACAATATTACCAACGCTTATATTAAAGTATCGTGGACAGTCACATCTGATGAGCGTGATAAAGCAGATATTATTCCTATGACTTATGGTCTTAATGTGATTGAGAATATCAGCCCTATCAATTATGTATGGGATGTAAGAACTAATTATTGGGAGAAAACGGAAGAAGAGTCTAAAGGTAGAGGTTTAAATGAAGTTATAACCAAACACGATTCGGATGGTTCTAAGAAACAATCAGGCAACCTTCGTACAGGATTCTCAGCACAGAATGTAAAAGCTGCTTTAGATGCTGTAGCTTATGAAGGTAACTCAGTTGTCGATTCAACAGACCCCGATAATTTAAAGATAACTGAAACAAACCTTATACCATTTTTAGTAAATGCAGTAAAAGAACTTTCCGCAAAAGTGGAAGCATTAGAAAAAGCATAAAAGGGAGATTAGTGTGACTTTTAGAGAATTAATTAATGAAGTTTTAATCAGGTTGAGAGAAGATACAATTTCCTCTGATTGGAGTGGGGATATAAACGACCCAAGTAATGATGCTAATATTTCAGCTTATCAAAGAGTTATTGGCTCTCTAGTAAACGATGCCAAGAGTCACGTTGAGTCTAGGCACGATTGGACTGCCCTTAGAGAAACTTTTACCATAACTACAGTGGCGGCCACTATGGTATATACATTGGGTGATACTAACTCTGGGGCTGGCTCTAATCCTAAAATTCTTGATGTTATCAATCAGGCAACAGGAACACATCTATCTCAAGTGAGTAATGAGTGGCTTAATGCCAGGTCTTTCCCTGCTGCTAATATAGCAACTGGAGAGCCTTATCATTATGCCCTTAATGGTTCTACATCTGTTGTCACCACAAGACCGCCTGATGTAAATGTTGACATCTATCCAGTACCTACTAAAGCACAAAATATTAACTTTAATCTTATCAAAATACAACCTGCCATGACTACTGCTACTAAAATTTTAACAGTGCCAGTAGACCCTGTTATTTTAGGTGCTTGGGCAAGAGCAATCTCAGAAAGGGGTGAGGATGGTGGTACACAGTCTAGTCTAATGGCTCAAGAGGCTAACGAATCACTTAAACAAGCGATTATGCTTGATTCAGGAAATACTCAATATGAAACAGATTGGTATATTAATTAGTGGCTAAAGAATTATCATATCAACCCCTATTCGACTTTGGAGTTAATGGACTTAACACTCAAAACAATCCATCAACCCTAGACCCTTCATGGCTGACTGCTGCTGAGAATATTGTTCTAAGGGAGTCTGGCAGAATATCTTTTAGAAAAGGATTAAAACAAAAAGTAGTTCCAAGCGGTACAGCGATAGGTTCTCTGATAGAACATAACGATCAAGGCACGAACAAGATATTCGCTAGTCATGGTACAAGTATATACACGATAGACTTTACCTCACCTAATGCAGCATTTCCAACAACTACTATTGATGTACAACACACAGTTACAGGTTCATCTGGAGCTTGGCAGTTTGTAAACTTTAATGATAGATTACATTGTTTTCATGCTGGGGTTGTACCACAGAGATATGCTGGTGCTTCCGATGCTTTAGAAAGGTGGTCATCTTATTATAAAGCTACTGCCATAAATGATGGTAGTGGTATAAATGATTCTGTTACTACTATAACAGTAGATAGCACACTTGGTTTTCCTCAAGAGGGAAAAATAAAGATTGGTAGTGAAATAATTTCTTATACTGCAAAAACACCTACAACATTTACAAGTTGTACTAGAGGAGTAGATAGTACAGCAGCATCTCATTTGGATGATGCAGCAGTTACAATGGCTACATTACCAGCATCTATAACAACCCTATTTGATCCTAGTTGTGGCATGGGATATTATGGAAGAATCTGGTGTGGTGGTGTAGCAGAGGCAAAAGATGTTGTTTATTGGTCAAATTTACTTGATGGTGATAATTTTTTGGATGGTGATACTGGCCTGATAGATTTAGCAAAGGTATGGGGAACTGATGAGATAGTAGCAATAGCCCCCTTCTATGGTAAGCTGGTTATCTTTGGCAAGAACAATATTGTTGTATATGATAGTCCAGATGCGGTTGGCTCTTTAGCTATTGATGAGGTTATTCGAGGTGTGGGGTGCGTTAGTAGAGATAGTGTTCAAGCCATTGGCGATGATTTGGTTTTCTTGTCAGCTACAGGATTACGCTCTCTTGCTAGAACAACAGAGAAAGATAAACTTCC